CATACGACGACCTCAAGGCAAAGATGGTTAGAGTACTTGGTATCAGTGGCAGTGATGCTGCAATGCGTTCATCGGCAGCCGCTTCAGCTGAAGACGATACATACGGTGAATTGGATATGAGTTCGCTTTCAACTCCTAAGAAAGAAGCATCAGCTCCTTCTATTAAAGAAGCTGCTAGCACCCCTGCTGCTGTCGAGGATGATGATGATCTAGAATTCTTTAGGAACCTAGGAAAAGCATAATACATAAAATAGATTGAGAGAGCTTCGGCTCTCTCTTTCGTGCTTTTAGAAGTCCTTTCGGGCTTAGCGTCCAATTCACATTAGAGGTAAGCAAATGGTGAAAAAAGAAGACAGCATTGAAGAATTTGATTTTGGTTTCAGTTTTACTGATGAAGATATATTTGAAACACAAAGTAAAGTAGAACAGTTACAGACTGCTGTTTCTAGCGATAAACACACTATAGAATCTTTAGAGTTTCGCTTAAATGCAGTTTATAATGCAATAACTCCATTCTTGGATAACCTATGTAAGAATCCAGAAAAATCAACAATACATTGGCCCAATCGTGTTCAAAAGATTCAAGAGTACAAAAGTAAACTCAAATCAATAGTAGAAGGAAAAAATACATGAGCCTATTAGAAAAGATGCTGAAGGCAGGTAATATTAAATCTGCGTCTATTCTTGCAAAATCAACTTTTTTTAACGCTAAAGAAGTCGTCCCAACAGATCTGCCAATCTTAAATATTGCATTTAGCGGTTCTCTCGATGGTGGTCTACTCCCTGGCTTGACAGTTGTTGCAGGCGCATCAAAAAGCTTCAAAACTATGCTATCGCTATACTGTATGAAAGCATATCTTGATAAGTATAAAGATGGCATTGCTATTCTATATGACTCAGAGTTCGGTATCACTCCAGACTATATTGAGAGTTTTGAAGTTGACATCAATCGCGTCATTCACATTCCAATTGAAAACGTAGAGCAATTAAAGTTCGACATTGTTCAACGTCTAAGTGAGATTGAAAAGAAAGACAAAGTCTTTATCATGATCGACTCTATCGGTAACCTAGCTTCAAAGAAAGAAGTTGAAGATGCAGAGAATGAAAAGTCTGTTGCTGATATGTCAAGAGCAAAGAGTCTTAAATCACTCTTCCGTATCATTACTCCACACCTTACAACCAAGCACGTTCCATGTCTAGCAGTTAACCACATCTATCAAGAGATTGGCATGTTCCCTAAGAACATCGTATCCGGCGGTACCGGTATCTATTACAGTGCCAATCAGATCTTTATTATTTCGAAGGCTCAGGAAAAGGATGGCACTGAACTTGCAGGCTTCAAGTTTACTATCAACATTGAGAAATCGCGGTATGTAAAAGAAAAGGCGAAGCTGCCATTCAATGTATACTTCAATGGCGGCATTCAAAAGTGGTCAGCGCTGTTTGATCTTGCACAGGAAGCAGGATTTGTTATTAAGCCAAAGGTTGGTTGGTATCAGACGGTAGATGCAGACACAGGCGAAATTTCTGAAAAGAGTTACAGAGCAAAAGAACTTGAGAATAACAACGAATTCTTTGAAAAGCTAACTAAGAATGAAAGCTTTAAACAATTTATTGAGAAGAAGTTTAAACTAACGACTGTAGGACTTACCTTAAATAAAGGTGGTGCAGAAGATATGTCTGACGGTGATGAAGACGTTGACAATGATGAAGATATGTAATATAATATTCATATATTGATCTACATAAGTTCTCCAGGTAAAACTGGGGAACTAAACATTATTTAAGAGGTGTTATCTGAATGTTAGAAAAAGCAATTCTGTCAAATTTATTATTCAATGAGGAATATTGCAGAAAAGTATTTCCGTATGTGAAGGAAGAGTATTTCGATGAAACTTCTGTAAAGAAGATATTCTCTACTTTTTCTGATTACATGGAAAAATATAAATCGCCACCTTCCATTGAAGCTCTTAAGATCTCAATGGATAATAGGAAAGATTTAAACGAAAATTCGTATAAAGAAGTTATAACGGTTGTAGATAGTCTTGCCGTAGACGATAAAACAAATCAAGAGTGGTTAGTTAGTGAGACGGAAAAATTCTGTCAAGACAAAGATCTATATAACTCAATTCGTAGAGCAATCCTCATCCTTGATGGCGGTGATAAAGAAAATGATAAAGGTGCTATTCCTAAACTTCTATCAGACTCGCTTGGTATCAGTTTTGATAATAGTGTAGGCCACGACTTTCTTGAAGACTTTGATGATCGTTACGAATACTATCATAGAA